CTGGTGGTACTGCAGGAATTGCATTTGTGACTTCAACTGTTGTTGAAGCTGTAGATGTTGAAAATGAAATTACATTATCAACACTACTAGTGCTATTGGTATCACTGTTATTGCTGTCTCCATTTAACGTTGGTGATTCTGGTGGCGATGACATATGTGTTATATTATGATATAACAAATAGTTATCGGGTATTAAATTTATAGTATAATGATTATATGGATCGTAATTCATACAATCACAACGATCCGTAATTTTATTGGGTTTTAACCACGAGGGAAATACATGCACCATCCGCTAATGCTCCGCCACCAGTTCCATTTGAATAGGTAATTTGAATTGTAATTAAATCACATGGATTTAATTGTAAAACGCCTGATCCTAATGCACATTGTGTGCTTACATTGGATGGTATAATTGCAGATAATGATGATGGTAATCCATTAATCCATAATGTTGCATAATATTCATGATTATTTGAACTTTGTCTTAAATTTAACATTAAATACGACGTTTCGCATTGGAATGGCACAACAATAGTATTTCGAATTATACTTGAAGATGAATTACCACATCCGATAAAATGTCCACTATTTACAGATTCACTTGTTGCAAATACAAATACTGTATTATTATTCGGTGGACCTGTTGGACCCATTGGACCTTGTGGACCGGTTGGACCTGTTGAACTGTTGGGATTAATTGGACCGGTTGGACCCATTGGACCAGTTGAACCTGTTGGACCCATTGGACCTTCATTTCCTTGTGAACCAGCAGGACCTGTTGGACCCATTGGACCTTCATTTCCTTGTGAACCCGCAGGACCTGTTGGACCCATTGGACCTTCATTTCCTTGTGAACCAACAGGACCTGTTGGACCCATTGGACCCAAACGACCTTCTTGACCAATTGGACCTGTTGCTCCAGTAAAACCTCTTGAACCAATCGAACCCGTTGAACCAGTTGAACCAGTTGATCCCATAGGACCTATAGCACCTATAGGACCTTTAATACCAGTAGGTCCTGTTGGTCCTGTAGGACCAATACATGCGTAATGTTGAGTGTGGTGATGGTGATGATTACATTTGTGTTTCATACAACGTTCCGAATTTACCGACATATGTTATATTATGGTCGGATACAATCTATACCATAATATAAAAATTAATTACGTACCGTATTACTATATAATTATATATATATTATACATTAAGTGTTAATGTTGCTCCTGTAGGTTGGGTGGTCGTTGGTTTACGACGACGATTCAATCCTTGACGACGCATTGTTTCGGTTGTTACACCCGTCATTCCACTATGTACACTACCAAGATCTTCAGAATCTAGATTTTGAGCAGGTGGTGGAACTGCACGATTTGGTGCACCACCCGCTGTTTCCAATGTTCGTAGAATGTCTTCTACACCACTTGGTCCACGCATTTCACGACGTGCAGTCATAGTAGGAGCATCATTTCCCATATCTATACCACCGCGTGGATCCATGTTTGGAATAACCCCACCAATTCCTGATCCCATTGGCGGGTTAAACATAGGACGATCTTCTTCGTGAATGGATGACATAGATGGCATTGGTTGTGGAGCCTGTGGTTGGCGCATATTCATCATTGGTGGAGTCATATTACCCGCTCCACCACTGCGACGACTATGTTCACCTCCTGGCATACCCATACCTACAAAGTTAGCAAATCCAGGACCAACCGCTTGTGCAGCCGCTGCTTGTGCCATTTGACGCGCTAGATCTGGATTTTTGCGTAATATATCATCCATACCTGGCATCTTGGATTTGAACATTGTGTTTGTAATGTGACACATAGCTGCAGATAATCCAAGTGACATAACAAGGCGCACTTCTGGTGCAACTTTGCTTTTATCTTTGTATTTATCATATAATTCTTCGAAAATTTCATCATAATCTTCAATATTTTCATTGACTTGTTCTGACCATCCGTCAAGCGACAATCCAAGTGGATCATAACGATTATTCAAAAATTCCATACCACTTGTAACTGTTGTCATCATTGAGCGCTGGAATCGAATACTAGCTTCAAGACCCTTTGAATCTTTACGACGTGCAACTTCTGCATTAATTTCATCCAATGTATTTGCAATTGTCATTTTAGTACCACCAATCCCTTTACGATCCATGCGTTCCAATAATGTCAAGCCTTCCATCTTCTTAGCGTTTTCTTCTTCAGGTGTTAGGTATACAGGTTGTTGTATAGGTGCTACAGAAGCACCGCTTCCATTGCTACCACTACTGCTACCGCCGCCGCCAAAGAGTGATTTTAGTTTATTTGCAAATCCACCACTTTCAGCAGGTGGTGCAGGTGTAGGCGCAGCTACACCACCAGAAAACCATCCTGTAGATGAGGATGATGGAGGAGCAGGTGCAGGAGCTGTTGGTATAGAAGCTGACATTGATGGTGCGGATGTAAATGCACTGCTGCTACTGCTGCCACCGCCTCCGCCGAGTCGCATTACAGGTTCACTATCACGAACAATCTTAATTGAATCGCCATTTGATGGTGGTGGGCGAACATCGTAAGATACAGCAGTATCTTCCAAGTTAACAAATTCAATACCATCACCACCAGAACCACCACCGCCAAGTGAAATTTCTTGAATTCCGCCGCCGCCGCCACCAGGTGATGCAACCCGGGGAGGTGTTGATACAAATTTACGCTGATTTCCAAGTAAACCTAGATCGAAATCATTAATATTACTAATTTCAATGGTCGACCCACCCGCATCAGGAAGTGCTGAAATGTCTGTAACGGGTAGTTCACCGCCGATGCGCAATACTGAACCGGACATTCTATCTTGTAACATAAGCGGTACAGTTTTAAGACATAAACCGCAGCCCAAATCTGCGTTCAGCGTCGTAGCGCCATCAAAAATGCATCAGCTAAATCACTCTTTTTTGTACGACTTTTGAAAAATGACAACCACATGGCTGCATCAGTTCCGCGTTCAGTAAGCAGTCGTTCAACTTCCGATTCCGCAGTTTGTTTTCGTGCACGATACGCTTCACTATCTTTAACTTCAGGAGGTTCAGTGAATTCAGTAGGTTCGGTGGCTTCATCTGAAGAAGTCGTTGTCACGTGTTGTGGTGCAGCAGCACCCCGTGTTTTTACGCCTGCGTGAACAAATTCAATATTTCCACTCCAGCCATATTCTTTCAAAAGACGGTGTGAAAGCAAGGTAAATAACATAATTTGCACCGATTTCATTGTAGGACCTTTCATAACCGGTTGATTTTCAAGTCGAATTAGCGATGCAGTAGCCAATGTTGGAAGTACAGTAGTTAACCATATATCCATTTTACGCAATATAACTTGTAATGCAACATTTCCAGCCTTTTCAGGTTTCCATGGCATTAAATAACGTTCAGCAAGCCATGAAAGAAGCACATCTTTGCTTGCTTTTTTTGTATCCGTCATACCTTTTTCAGCCGCGACTGAACGCAATCCCTTAACACCAGAAGCAGAGGCTGGAAGTGTTGGAAATGTAGGAATGCGTGATGCGCTTTTTTTACGTCGCACACCTGTTGCACATGCATTACACCATTTAATACCTTCACCAATCCATTTTGCAGCTGCACCACATGCACCACATTTTTTAGCGGCTTGTGCAGATTTACCATCTTCTAATAAATCAACATTATCCCATGCATTTACTTTCCATGTTGTATCAGCATGTTCAATAACACAATAGGCTAAATTTCGAATACCCATATCAAATCCAACATGAATAATTGATGTGGACATATTAGTAATAAAAGAATTGTCTAGTATCCTTAGACCTGGATCATACAAAGGAATAGTAATTACTTTTAATTGATGTATAATTTTTAAAAAAGTTATTCCAAATTTCTGGATTCCAATTATCATGACCTAATGTTGATGTTGTAACCTGTTCAATACATAAGGGAGGGAATACTACGGTCTGTCCTAGAATTTTATTAATATATCCATCACATGCAATCATTTCATAATTTTCTGGCAAATCAGTAAATTTCATTGAATTTATATGATCCCGCATTTCTACAAATGTAGGATGTACAAAATGCTTAATAAGTGGAAGTATATCACGTTTTCGAACAATATATGCTTGCATACCATAGACAAATAAATCTAGAAATTTGGAACCATCTATACACTTTAATGAACGCGGTGATTCAATATTTGTATATTTTGAATAATTATTTAACGGAATCCATCCAATTGAAGCCATTTTTTTTGGATAGATTAATGTATCCCATTGTGTTATGATTTCTCTAACTGCATTTGTAAATTGGTATTTATGTAATGCGACGTCATCTTCAAATATAATTGTAAATTCTGGCGATTTGTCATCACACGCATATTCTAATGCTCTTATATGACTTCGCGCACAACACATTACTTTATGTGTTTCATTATTTCCATCTTGTGGTAAATAATCTTTTGAATTCGACAATGTTGCAGGATTCTGTAAAAAATGTATAGGTTCTTTGATATTCAAATATGAAAACTGTTTTTCAAGTTCTTCCTTTCGTTTATCTGAAATAGATATAACTAAATATTGATAATTGTAACTCATTTTATTATAATAATCAATATTTACTTTGAAAATAAGCGCATTCAACTCCGGAGATATATAATTATACAGTTCGTATAAATTCCCAATTCATATCTTCACATATTTTTTGCCAAATCTTATCTTGCATATATAATTTTTCACGACTTTTCAAGAGTGGAAAACATGGTAAATAATCATCCAGTTCAAGTAATTCACAGAATTTATATAATACAAAAGAATATGATAAGAAGTTACTGCGTTTTTTAGGACAATGTTTTACAAAACTGAATTGAATTTCTTTGAACATAAATCGCAATTTCTCTTCAACTTCACGTGATAATACAGGTGCAGATATACCATTTAGACGATTTAGTATATGTGCAACATGATCATAACAACGATTTAATTTCAGTTTTTTAATAACTTCTTTGAGTTTAGAAGGTTTGAGTTTACTCATATCTGTAATACGTTCTTTTCGTAATTCTGTACGAATTTGATCAAGTACAGCTTGTGATATTTCAGTTGTTTCTTTTGCTTGGAATTGTGCAAGCCATTCATTCAAATGGTTAATCTTTTTGTATGCATAATATGACATTTCACGCGGTGGGTCTTTGTATGATGGCTTTTCAGAATCGACTAATATCATATCACGATATCCGCACTCTGGACAATCCAGATATGTTTCATTTAGAAACATTTCAGTATCACATACAGGACATGTACCATAATCTTCAGTTATACTGTTTGCAATTGCATTTTCATGATGTAATGAATTTGGATTCAGTGCACTTAAATATTGTTCAAGTGCTTTATCGCGTTTGAAGCCAATTTCATTCGATAATAATGTGTCTTTTTTATTTATATCAGCAACTTCAGGAGCGATACTATTTTCAGGTTCATCGCATGAATTACTTGAAAAATATGAATACACACTATTTGCAGGCATTCTTCCTTTTTTCAACGCAGAATCCATAGTTGGCGCTTCACCTGCTGCAATACGTTCTTTTGCATCCGCATATGAAAATAATATATTACCAACACGTAAGAAATAATCCATTTCATTTTCGCCAGTTGTTATTTTCTGGATTTTTTCTTCAAGTTCAGCAATTTCTTTTTCAAGAGATTGACGACATGTTAAAACATGAATATCTCGCGCAGTTGATGCAATAATTGGTGCTGAAAAATCACGATCTACGTTTTCCAACTGTTCTTTTTTTTCAGCCAACTGTTTTTTATATAAATTTAAATTTTCTTTATCTTCATTTATTTTTTGAATATAGTTTTGATGATATGATTCTAATGTTTTAGCATTGTCGGTAGTTTGTTTTTTGTTTCCTGATTGCGGTTTAATTGGTTCTTGTGAACGCAACAAATTTTCAAGTGAAAAAATACTATTCGACATGACTTTGCTAATAAATTATGATGTATTTTGACGTTTAGATAGATTTCTAAAATATGCAAAATTTTAAAAACGCGCCAGAAAAAATCCCCGGAGTTGCAAAATTTTTTTCTTTGGAGAGGATATAAAACAACATGGGCTCAGG